ACGTTCATAGCTTGCGCCACGCTGCCTGTTAAGTTTGCTCATGGTGGGGGTGGGGTACTCGCTGCGTCTGGCTCTATCCTTGACGATTTGTTAATCATCAAACCAGCATCCGCTTTCCCCCAAAAGAATTAATAACAGTTGGTCTGACAACTGGAACCGTAGCAGCAGGTTGTACAAGTAACACACCTACCTTGATCGCAGTAGGTATTGTAAGTGCAGCTTGCCCAGACCAGTGGTGCGGTAATCGCTAACCATAACGCAAATAGGTATCTCATGTGATCTCCATTAGAAAGGAATATCGCCATCATCTTTCCGCTTGCTTGGAAACGGATTGACATTGCCGGGGCCGGTACTTTCAGGTGGCACCCAAGTATCTTCTTTGATCGAGATTAGCGCACCCCCTTTCGTGTCCTTAGTCCATGCTGCCAGCTTGATTGTGTCACCCGGAGCGTAGTGTTCAGATACCTTAAGTTCACCACGCCAGTCAGGACTACTAGGCGACTTCTTGTTACGGTTGCTCAGTAGTACCCCTGTACCCATCTTACGTTCAATGTCTGGTCGATCCATGTTGCTTCTCCTTAACTAATGAATAACGTGCTATCTCTTTCTTACCGACACGCACCGTTTGCGTCACGATGGTGTGTCCATCTTTCCTAAGTTCTTCTATGCGTGCCGCCAGCCGTAGCACGCCGTACAGTCTTAGGCTATCAAGGGCTGTAATGCCATCACCTTGCTGCAAGTGATCTAGGATCATGGCTGATTGCCCCTTGCCGCTGGCTGGCTTCAACCCTTTTTTATTTGCTGATCGCAATCCTCCTTCGCCCTTTTCACGCCCTTAGTCCATACCTCGAATAGCACCGGCTTCTCAGCTTCAATCATGCCAAGCACAAAGTCATTAGCACCTTCCAGTGCTGTGATCTTTGCCAGCTTCTCGGCAGCGTTTAACTTGCCGCTTGCCATGATGCTTGTGACCATATCCAAGTAGCCATTGACAAACTCATCATCGTTGGCATGGTAGGCATAGGCTTCGCTCTTTCCCGGCACCATGAAAGCCACGCCTGTGGTGAGCTTTGGTGGTGGTGCAGGTACTTCGATGGGTGCGACTGCTTGCGGTACGATCAGAGGCTCTTTACGCGCTTCCGGGATGGTTTCAACTTCAGTCTCATCAAGCATTCCGAGTCCACAATGTGCAAGAACCGACCTGCGTATTGCTTTCGTAGTCGCCTTAAGGATGGCATTAGCCAATCTCTCGCCGACAAGGGTTGAAACATCCACTGCGCCTTGATTTTCTGAAACTCTGCCGTCAGCGCCCGTGCATCGGACGGAGACAATGTAAATTCCATCCACACGTTCCCGATGCGTAATCTGAGTGGATAGCTTGTGGAGCGCACAAAGTTGTTGAGTAGCTCCTGCGTTCGCGTAGAGGATTTGTTTTCCATTGAGTGTTAGCAAGTCAAAGGGTTTAGCGGCTGGATCGAGACCGACTTGGCGGCAGCGGTACAAGTAATACTCTTTCTTCTGATCCTCGTTCAGTCCAGACAAGTCACCACGCAACACAATGGATGATTGGATAGCTGGATCAAGTGTGACGATTGCCGACTCTCCTGCCATGTTGACTACATTACTCATTGCGGCATCTCCTTTACAGACGGAAGATCGTTTATATTCAATTCTGCCGCCATAACATCAAAATTGTGTCCGGCTACTAAAACTATATGAGCAATTGCTCTTTCCAAGTCTTCCATTCTTTCTAATAGATCATCTGTTCTGTCAAAAAGTTTTTTAAGAGTACCCATCATTACTTCTGCTAATTCACGATCAACTGTAGTCATTTCTGATCTCCTATTTCAAAAGGAAACGGCGGGAACCGGGTTGTTCAACGACAAATTTGTCATACATCTCTGGCATGGCATTGCGGAACAAGTCTTTGGAAAAGGATTTAGTCGATTTGCTGGCCTTCCAAGTAGCTAGGATTCGACCATCATAGGTGGCTAATTGGCTGGCATCCATCATGTAGCCTTGCACTTTGGCGGCTAGGGCATCTTCCTGCGCTTCTAATACTTTGCGCTGTTCTTTGACAATCTTCAGCATCTCGCAAATGTTTTCCAATTCCTGATTGGCTAACAGGCTGTTGCCATTGTCTTCCTTGTAGACAATCTTGGCAGCATCGCCCATCGTTTCAGGATCAAAGTTCCTAGCCTTGATGCGCCCCCAAAACTGTGCCATCTCTCTTGCGTGTAAATCCCATTGCTCTTCTGAGAAATGCTGTGGGTAGTGGCAGATTTCCTGACCGCCAAAGCAGACAACCAGCACCACGTTCGGGATACGGTGGACTAAGGATTCATGCAAGCATTGAACACGGTAGCCTGTGTCAACGTCAGTTGTGCCATCGTCGCCATACTTCTTACGCTGGTGGATACCTAGATTCTTGACCTCATAGAGTGTCTGCCCATCCTCTGAGATGTAATCAAAGTGTGAGGCAAGAAAGGAATGTTGCGGATGGTAGAGAGCGTAGTCAGCATCTTTGAAGTTGATGCGTTGTCTGCGTGCAAACTCGCGCATGATAGGTTCCTGCATTACTAAACCCATTTGCACAGCTTCTACGTTGGATAAGTCATCTAACGGTTTAACGCCGATCTTCTCAGCGTAAACCTCACCGCTTCTACCTTCAACGAAACGGCGTGCATCGTTAGACCACAATGCGTTATTACGCACTTCGGGTGAAAAGTCACTCATATTTAGCCCCAGTTAGTTTTCGTCCTGATCCCACATTAAGACTGATAGCAACAGGACAATAATTGCTACTAGCCCACCAGCACCCACTAATGCAGCGCCGATAAAAGTTATTACTTGAAAGGTGTTCAAGCGTTCTTTTCCTTTAATTTAGCTTCGATATATCGCCATGTATCAATCATGCCGACGTACTCACCATCAGCACTATGAGCGCCGCCATAGGCACTGCGAACTGGATCAGACCAGTAATCCATCGCTGCGTTCATTTCCTCATCCGTCAGCCCTTGCCATTCGCGCTGTTGGTCTTTGCGCATAACTTCCAGCGCACGTTGGTAGCCTCGCTCAAAAGCGTATTGCTCTGAAGGTGTTGGGCCATCTAATTCAGTCATGGCGCACCTCTTTCCCTAATCCTAAGTGCTGCCACCCTGTAATAGTTTGACAACTTGTCCTCTGCCGCCATCTCGTCGAGTAACTCGGCACAGGCTTCACGCTCGGCTGCTGCAATTAGGTTGGCAAAGCGGTCTAGTTTATCTGCCCATACTGACCCGTAATGCTGATCGTCAAGACAGTCTGTTTCCCGCGCCATCCTCATGATGTCATCTCTCGTCATAGTTTCCTCTGGCAAGTAAACGCCTGAATGTCCACCCTGAAGGCCGCAGCAAACCTGCAATCAGCGGCTATACGGCTCTCAGTTTGAATAGCGCCAATGTAGTAGCTAATGATGAGTAGGACGATGGTAAACACCGACCTAGCCCACCAGCGATGAATAGCCTCTACGCCTTGTTTCAGCACCTTGGCGATCATGTCACGTTCAGAAGGGGCTATCACGCATGGCCTCTTCAAACTCAAGCCTCGCCTTCTCTCTGGCGATCTGAGTATCTTCAACTAAGACAAACCATTGCGCGTTAGGCCCACAGTCAATGTCACGCTTGGACTGCCGTTGAGCATAGCAATAAGGAAACTCTTCCTTGCCGGTAACAAGGCTACGTTCAGTGGTAACAGGATTGATGCAGCGGTCTTTCTGACCATGTTCATTGCCAAAGAAGAAGCAATCAACACAGAGTTTGATGTCTTTAATGTAAGTCATGGATAAGCCCCTAGATGGATGGATAACGGATTAGGCGTCGAGTTCTACCAATTGGAAACGGCGTTCACGAAGACGTAGGACGGAAGCAGACAGGTGATGAACAGACGCTTTAGCACGGTCTAAAGCAGCTTGAGCAGCAGCTTCCTGCAAGCGAATACGGTCTATTAGGTCTGTGTCTTGACGAGGATCGAATTGATCCTGATGGGTGTAAATCATTGGAACCTCCCTGATTAGGAAACGGATAATGTGCATCAGCACACGCGCACAATAGTTCACAGAATACACAAAGTCAACAACTATTTTGAGAAAACTATTTTGTTGTCAAAGTGCCTGTGGATAAGTCTGTGGATAACCTGTGGATAACTTCTGTGTTTCTTTTTGGCAAGTAGAACACCTATATAAATATATCTATACGTTTACTATAGTCTAAGTAAACGTATAGCTATACGTTTCCTATATATATACGGTTACTATAGCTATACGGTAACTATAGCTATAGGGTAAACCGTAATATGGGTATACGAGGGTCTATCGTTCTAACATCTATCTCTCAAAAATTATAGGTATAGTCGTTTACTAAGACTATACGTTTACTTTCCTATACGGTTTCTAAATCTATACGGTTACTACAGATATAGGTAGGCGCGTGTCAATTTGGAAACATGATTTCCGATTTTTTTACAGGATTCAAATGTCAAAGGAATGAACCTGCATTTGTTGCCAAACAAGCTAGGGTTGAGTTTTGCATAGGGGGTTTTTGAAAAGCGGATTGGCGGCGAGTGGCAAGAATCAATTCTGAGGCTGGTTTTAGGGCTTCTGAGGGCTTCAAAAGTTTAGGGAATAGTAGGATGAGGGTAGAAAAGAAAAAGCCCCTAAAAGGGGCTTAATCGGTAAGGGTAGATTGTTATCAGATAATTAGCATGGCAAGGGTTAAAAGCAAGTAAACCGCAAAGCAGATTACAAGGGCAATTGCATAAAAGAAAACTCCCCCTTGTTCCATTTTTTCGTCGAATTGTTCGCTGAGTTTCTTCATTGTTTCCCCCTTAGTCGGTTACTGGTTGCGATAAGTCGATAGTCCAAGCAAGCGGGATTGGCTTATCAGGCCGAAAACCGTTTGAGGGATAACCGCCTATTGCTTCAAAGCAAATGTTGCCAATGGTAAATGACTGAGTAACGGTATTGGATAAATACAGTTTGAACGTGCCATGCTCTGTTATCACTTTGCAAAGTTTGCCAATGTTTAAT